CCTGAAGGCCAATATTCATTGCCGTTAAATCTTTGATTTCTAACAAGATTGTTAAAATTCTTAAAGTTTAAAAGCTCCGCATCAAGCTCGCCCGCTGTAATATCGTCCGCATTTAATGACCCGCGAATGGTTACATCTGTGCCGTCAAACTGTAAATAGTTAGTAGCATTGCCAAACGTAGCCTTACCGTCCGATGCAATAGCAACACCCGACTCGCTCCCCGTAGGTGCTGATCCTGCCGTTGGCGGTGTCGTGCCAATATCTATCGAGCCTGCAGTTATAGCGCCCAAATCAGATGATAGCGAACTGATAGAGGTAACGGTTATCTTGTCAGCGGTGATTGATCCATCAACCAACAAATCGCCAGATATTAAATTGGGAACCGATACCCACGCGCTACCGTTGTACTCCCACGCATACATCACATTTGGCGTAACAGTTGAATCGGTTGTTATAACAATGTCGTCAGATTTTGGATCGCGCCCTGCTGCCGCGTTAAACTCTGCAGTCGAAGGCTCCGCGCTATCATCTGTAGTTATCCTGTAAAGCCCGGGGATATTATGGTCTGCCGATGCGATTACCGTTGTGCTAGCCGAACCACTAGCCACCCAATCGGACTTATTGCCGCTCGTGTCAACTGAGCGCACCCAGTAGTAGCGAGTCAAAATCCCAGAATAACCACCGTCTATGAACTCCTCGGCATCAACCTTAGCCAATGGCGTAGAGCCTGCCGTTGGTGCCGTGTTGGTTTCTGCTCGGTAGATTTCAACATGCTTAAAGTCTGCATCTGCCGGGTTATCCCACGAGACAATGATCTGCTTTAAGGTGCCTGTCGCTGTAACGTTTATTGGCAATCCTGGGGCTGTCGTGTCCGTTATCGGACTAGCCGCTTGTGTAGCCGTAGAGGATGAAACGCCAACATAATTTACAGCTTTAACTGTAACGGTATGCTGCACAGTTGTATCGGTAACAATATGCTTATAGCTCGTTGATTGAGTGTTTACCGATATAGGATCATAGCCTGTCGGTGTAACTGTAACCACGTAATAATCAACAATCGAATCTGTTGGAATCGTCCATGCGGCATCAATACTGGGGTAAATAGTGCCATCATTTGCAACGGTTCTAGACGCGGTGACCGTTAGCGTTGGTCTGCTAATGTATCTACCATCATCTAAAACTACCTCGCCACCCTCTAAGAATACTTGCTCATCGGATAGTGTCCAATCGTAAACAGTCGAATCGGTTTCAATAGCATTAACATTAACAACAATCTCGCCAGTAGCTGATTGAGCTAAAGAGTAGTCGATAACCTCAAACTGCTTTTCATCCCACCCCAGACGGGTGTTAGACACCTTAATGAAGTCTCCAGCCTTAAACTTAAGACCCGCTAGATTCATCGGGATAGATACTTGCGTCTGCTGCCTTGATTTTAGCAGTGCGATTTTGGCTATGCGCTGCGCCCTAACGTTATTGGTAACGAAGGGAAGCGCCATATCTAAATAGGCAGGGTCGCCATCTAGCGTTTCGTAGGTGCTGCTTAACTGGGCTGGGTAGTCTGCAAGAATGTAGTTTTTTTCTTCAGACTGAAAAACACCCTTAACCCCGTTATAAAGGTTACGTCTTGACTGCTTCGTGCTTACCTGAATCTGGCCAATAATGACCGATTCATCTATGACGTAATCAACCGGAGTCTGGTATACAGCGGGGGTCATGTAGTAACTGCCGCCAGAGTAGACAAGCCGCCCACCCATAGAAGATAAGATGTGCTCGATATTGCCCTTAATTGTTTCAGCGGTATCCACCACGCCATCGCATGTAAACTTAGCGTGAGTAAAACCGGAAGTCCCGTATTCTATTTGCTCATCGCTGGCATCAGCCGCAGACACAACATAATCGTAATCAATGCTTGAGTGCGCCTCTTTTAGCCCGTACTTTTGGTCGGTTAAGTAATCAAGCAAACAGATGGCGGGGTTTTGGCTCCACTCCCATGTTGAATCATCGTCAACCCTTTGGGTGTCAACGCCCACAGAGGCATCGTAGTAAGGTGAGGTGCTGTCTTGTCTGGGGTCGTATACCTTCTTGCCCCTAATTACCGCTGATACGTTTGGCACGCCCTGCGGGAACTGATCTGGATCGTACTTTAAGCGGATATGTATATAAGCGTTATCTAGCAGTTTGTGGTCGGTTGTCCACAATGCCGCTTCGGATGTTAGGTCTGGGTCTGATGTTGTTTGTGTGCCGTCATAAAAATTAACGCGAACGAAGTCAAACCAATCATCCTCAACCCCATTGTCTTCAGTCCAGACCACCCGATCATTCAAATAGAGCTTTTCGTAGCCGTCGATCTTGTGTCCGGCATAGACAATAACGAAGTGGATATACTCGTTTTTGTTACCCGTGTTGTGGATAAAGACAATAGTCCCGCCAACGCGAGTTTTGCCGTAGATCATCTTTCGACTACTAGCAGGCTCTCTTACCGTACTGGTTAGCCCTTGCTGTATCCCGCCAATTTCAGGCTTAGGCATTAATGCCCTTGATACAATTGAGAGCCCTGCGCCTAAAGCAAAAGCCGCCGCCGCAGTTGTCCATGCGATAGAGAGCGTTCCCGCTGTAATCATTGCAGAACCAACGGCTGTTAATCCTGCTATCGCTGCGACAGCCATTACTTATCCTTCAAGCATTTAGAGTAAACGCGCTCTGTAAGCTCAAAGCCAGAACGCTCTAGTATTGCGTCAAATGCGGCGTGTGCCTTTGTGTTAATCACTAATAAAGTAATGCCTTCGGCCTTAACCTGCTCTTCGGCAAACTTAATAAGCCTTATGCCTGCCGTGCCCTTTCTGTGAGACGGAGCAAGGTAGATAACGTCATTGGTAGCAAACAGGTGGTCTTGATAGTGCATACTCTTAGAGACAACAACAACGAAGTAGCCAACTAACTTACCTTCGCTTCTTGCTGTGTAAACCCTTAGAGCGCCAATTGAGTCCAGCTTGCCGTATTGCTTCCAGTCGGGGTTAAGTTTCATAACGTCTTGATGTAACGCGATTGCCTTGTAATGCTCTTCAATTAAAGGCTGAATCTCTTTTTTGACGTTCGTATAACTTTCTAAAGCAAATTCGAGTTTCTTAGTCATTATTTCATGTAGGTAGGATAGCTCGGGTTGGGGTTAAAGTTGCCGTCAACTGGCGAGTTACTGTAACGTCCCCAAACTATCTCCTTCTCCTGTATCGAAGCGACAAACTCAAACCCCTTGTCTGTAGGGTGGTCAATCTTTTGATCTTCTGCCGTGTTGCGTCTAACACGAGTCCGGTCAAACTGGATTAGCTTGTTTTCAACGCTTACTGAAATGGTGCCAATATCACCACCATCGGCAATGCTCATAACATCCATGAAGCCGGAAAAGATAACAACCGGAGAGGCTATAACGTCACCGTTCTCATCAAGAGCGCCAAACAAAACGTCTAGCTGCCTGCCTTGATAATCTGCGTCCCTTGCCTTTGATATTAGCGGCTCGCCAATACCTGATAGAATAACGGTCATCCCATTAGCGGTTAACTCTGTGTTTTCCTTAACCTCTGAGACCTGAAGTAGATTACCTGCGCCAATATAGGTAATACCGCCATAGGTTAATTGGCCAATACCAGACCAGAGATAGAGTGGGTCTATCGCTGTAGCACCATTATCGGCGGTATCGAAATAAGCACGAATAAGCGTAATAGGACGGACAAGCTCGGCAGTAGCAACCGCTTGCATTTCTGTAGATAGAGAACGACTCATAACGCCTCAACACATGCAAAAGTAAAGCCATATAAACTGGCTTCGTTAATTGACCAGTCAACCTCATTAGATGCTAGCCGCCAAATGCCTTGAGGCAAACTAAAGTCTAGATTTGTTGACGTGCTTATAGCTTGCCTTAAAGGTGGCATAATATCAAAGGTTGTCGAACCAACGTTAGTAACCATGTAAAGATGATCACCCAACTGGAAGTAATCACCTGCTCCGGCACCCGTTAGTGTTCCGGTCACGGTCGTAGCGTTAATAGAGCCGCTTGTAATCGCTCCGGTGGCCACTATGTCGTGTAGTGGGTTGCCCATATAGAACGTACCCGCCATGCCTCTCAGACGCGCTAGAAAGGCTTCCATCGCCTTAGCTTCTGATCTGTTTAATGGTGGCAAGGTTATCTCTGCTTCCCACCTAACGCCCTGATGCTGATAGACTTGCTGCTCATAGGTAAAGGGTGATGAAGTCATGGCCACCGAAGAGGTTAACCGCATTGTCATAGACCGGATGCCGATATTTGGGAAGTCTATAGCCATTATGCGCCCACCAGTGCTTTCGAGTATGAGCCGCCCCGCATTCTAGCATCAGCGACTGCGGCTTTAGCTGAGTTGGCGATTTGCGGCATTAGATTCTGAATCTCTGCGCGTACGGTTTGCTGTACGCCTGTAGAGACGTTGATAACTTGATTAACGACAACGCCACCACCGCCCATTAACTTGTCATTAGCGACAATCGAGCCTGACTGGTTTGGTATAAACAATTCCTGCCCGCGCTCGCCTATCATGTAAGCCTTGCCCGCCTGAACTGAGCCCCCAATAGCTTTGCCGGGTGCGGGTGCGCCACCTGTCGGAGAGCCGCCACCAATAGCGCCAGTAATCGCACTAAAGATTTGCTGTGTGATGTAATACTGCACTAGCATTCGGATTAGATCGTTAATAATGCTCGATGCCATATCCTTAAACGCGTCTTTTACGCTCTTAGCGCCCGTGATCAGATCGGTAAAGCCGTTTGTAACTGAGCTCATCGAGTTGTTAACGAAGCCTTCCATTAACTGGGTTAAAGACTTCATGCCGTTTGTGACATTAGTAAACGCGTCTTGTGCTGCCGCTTTAAACGTATCCCACGATGAAGGTGATGTAGCCGTTACAAGAACTTCTTCTAATTCTCCGGTCTCTTCTTTTACGCCTTTTATCGAAGCTCGAAGTTCATCAAAAACCGAAATTAACCGGGCAATAGCATTGGCTCGTTCTTTCGATGCCTCAGACGCATTCAAGTCCGAATCGCTAAGCGCAAGCTGATCTGCCTGCATTTGGCCTATCTTGTCTTGATACCGCTGGTAAAGGTCAACGAGTTCCTCGTAGGACATCTTCTGGCCATTAAACATGCCATAGCCGCTGCTTGAGGTCTTGTTAATTACGGCCTCTAGCATCTCTAACTTTTCAGCCGCGTGCTGTATGTGAAATGCTGCGCTTCTCGCATCAGCATCTTTAAAAATTTCAGAGAAAAAACTGCGAGTGCTTTTGAATGTAACCGCGTCTTTAAAAGCCTGAATATCAACCGTAACCTCATTTAGGCTGTATTTGAGGTTTATAAGTGCGACTGATATGTTCTGCGCTAAATCTAAAAACGCTATTGCAAGAGTTTGGGCGAACCCTTTAATGCCGCCCTCGCTCTTTGTTGCATCAAGAGATAGATTTAAAATCTTAGTGCTTAGCATGTCTATCGCGGGTGCAAGAGCCGCAACGAACTGGTCTCTTAACCCACGGGCAACACTGGTTAGCCTAAAGATCGAGTCGTTTGCTTCCTCAACACCTTTAGCCGCATCCTGGCTCATAACGAGCCCGAGTGTCTCGGCTTCGGCCATTAAATTATTTAAGCCAGACGAACCGAGCTTTAAGGTGTTAACAAGCGCCACACCTTCGGAATCGAACAGTTTAAACGCTAGCCTTACTTTATCTGCTTCGCTTTGTACGCCACCAAACGCATCTGCCAGAACCACCATTTGCTGATCGAGTGGCAACTGCGCTATCTGAGCGGCATCAATGCCTAACTCTTTAAGAGCGCCTTGCGCCTCACCCGTACCTTTAGCGGCTTCTGCTGAACGTCTAGTAAAACGCTGCAAAGCCATCGACATAGTGTTTGTTTCAACACCAGTGATTTTACCTGCATACTGAAGTCTAGATAACGCCTCGGTAGTGGTGCCAATTCTAGATGCAGTTTTAGATAGCGCATCAGTGGCATCGAGAGATGATTTCACCATGTAGGCAAAACCACCTGCGCCCGCAACCGCAACAAGCCCCGTTCTCAAACTCAGAGCCGCGCGAGCCACGCCAGTGATCCCACGGGTAGCGGTTGAGAATGCACCACGCGTTCTATCAAACGCTTTAATTACTATGTTTACATTCTCATTCGCCATTTTTCGCGCTCATTAGTTTGAAGTAGGCAAGCCACTCGTTAAACTCAGTAACAGAGATTTGCTCGACTTCTTCTATAGTCATGTGCAAGCGATCAGCTAACGAAATAAGATTAAATCGCGACTGATCGCGCGTTAGTTTTTTTCCGCTTCCTCTACACTAACGATCTCGGAAAACATCTGCTCTGCAATGTGACTGACTACACGGGTTTCTTCACCCATAAGGTCTAGTCGGTCTTCCGCGCTAAATAGCTTTTCGCCATCCTCGCTTTCGGCCTTCATGCAAATCAAATCAACCATCGCACTGATAGTCGTGTTATCCAAAAACTTCGGGTGCTTCTTTTGAAGTTCATTTAGGTCGTAACAAGTAATCGGACGAGCGTACATAGTAAAAGGCTGACCACTTTCGTCAGCCCATTCAGGTACATAAATAGCCCGTCTTTTAACTTGTCTGCGATTGCGAAGCTCGCGTGCAAGTCCCATGTTTTATCCTTACGCTACTGCGGCTTCGGTAACAGAACCGCTAACCTGTACAGAAAACGAAGCCTCAACCATGCCATCGAAAGATGCGGTTACAGACTTAGACGTTACAACACCTGAACCAGAGAAATAACGCTCACCAGAACCTGAGCCAGTAGGGTACAGTTCGAAGTCGATCTCTACCGCCTCATCAAGAACTAGCTGTCCGTTAGTGTCGGTATCATCCCAATAACAATCAACCGAAAGCGTAGCGGTGGTGAGGCTGGGTTTGTACGTTCGCGCGCTGTCGCCCATTACGGTATCTTCTACCGTGTCCGCAGTCACGTCCAGTGTGTATGAGCGAACCTCTGCGATAGTCGCAACTGAGCCGCCACTTGCCGCGACCTTGACAAGACCGCCTGATCCTTTAGTTGTAGCCATTTAAGTATCTCCACGCGTGTATGAATACATTACTTCGACTGTAATTATAACCCCGCCAATGGGGTCAATGCTACCGTCATCAATTTCTATGCTAGTAACCTGAGTGTCCACCGCATAATTTCCACGGGTTCGATCAGTATCCAGCGCCTCTTCGACTGTCTCGATAATGTTATTACGAGCCGTGTCAATAGCTTGAGCCTTTATATAGCAAACAAGCTGATAATCTATTGTTCCCTCGCGTCTTGAGCCTGAACCCATGATAGACGAATCTTGCCTTTGCTCTGTCCCAGTCCGCACCAGGATTGCAGGAAACTGAGCATTACTCAATTTGTTAAAGTCGAAAGGCTCGCGGGTAACATAACGGATGTTGGTTGGTGTGGTTGCTGCCCTAAGAGTAGTAACAATATTCGATGCTATGCTTTCGCGTAAGCTCATCGCATCAACTCCCGACTAAAGAATGTCGCCAATTCGCTCGTCTCTTGCTTGTTAAAGCTAAAGAATGGTCGCAGTTGATCGTTACGGGTTGCCTTCTTCGCTTGCTTAGCATTGCTAAAGAATATCCGCGCCTGTTTTGGGTTAGCTGTTTGAGTCATATTCCCAATCATCAGACCCTCTACATTTAGATCTGGCGTCAATGGCAATCCTTTTGCGCTCCTAAACTCTGCGTATTTAGTAGAGTATGGTTTAAAGCGCCCATCAACACCCATGCCGCGCGCTGTACGGTTTGTGATAATCTCTGTGCCTTTGATCGCTGTACGCATTAAAGCGCGCTTACGCTTTTTTAGAATGCGCTCGCGTATGCGTCTGGGTAGTCGGCTAACATCCCGTGGTGTAACCCCAAAGGATACAGAGAAGCTCATCTAATGAGCCTTCCGTGTGATACGGTCTTTTTCTCTTCGAGAGTAATAGAGCCGTCATCGTCCCGGTCGTATTCAACGCCATCCGCAAAGATGCTTGCCATCTCTTCGAAATAACGCTGTTTGTAAAAATCAATCATATTTAGGAATCGGTCATTATCAACCCAGTTTGTGAGTTGCGGTAACGCATACTTCCATAAGACCAGATAAGAGCTAGCGAGTTTAAACTGGCTTGCGGTTAGTAAACTCGAGTCCATCTCGCCAGAAATGCCCAACTTGTAAAACCACTTCGATCTTAGCTCGCGGTCAATATCACCCGCTGCACTAGCATGCTCATTAGTAAAGGCATCAATCCCAAAGTCGAGAATGTCCGGGATAAGGTCTTGTAAGTCTGTGTCAGTTGAATAAGCCATTTACCACTTCACCTTGTCAGCCCAGTAAGCCGCGCTTGCTGTTTTATCCTTTCGGCCTTTCTCTATCTGCTCTGCAAATCGTGCTTTGAACGCTCTGCGCTTTGCTTTGTCCGCTTCGCTTTCGCCTTTTCTGGGCGGCTTGTTGTCTGCACCCTTTTGGCCAAATCGAATTAAACGAATCTTGTCCCCTTCCTTCGCCAATACTGCGTGCGACTTCTCCGGGTGGTTAGGTGTGCGCTTCGGCTTGTTGTAACCATCGAACCGTTCACCGCGATACGTTATTGCCATATAAGCCCCAAAGCAAAAGCCCCCCGAAGGGGGCTGTGCGTTTAGATAGTAGCGTCGAAGTACATCTCAACACCGTAGCTGTCATCAAGCTCTGCAACACCGTAAACAGCGGTTGCGTTAAGCTCAAAGCCACGGAGTGAGGCGTCACGCTCAGGCTCAATCTGGAAATCACGCTTAACAGCCATGCCCAACGCTTCGCGTGCGAATACCGCACCTTTCGCGTCACCGCTGCCGTCAATAGTGATGTTAGCAGACTCGTAAATGTCGATGCCTGCAACCGTTCCAACAAAGCCGTTGACCATAGCCGCGTTCTGAGCCACACCACCATTGGGGTTAGCAAAGGTGTTGGTCAGGTTAGCTTTCAACTGGTACGCATGGTAAGGGTGAACAACCGCGAACATCTGACCAGTCACCTTGTTGGCGCGTAGAGTTGCTGCCGCCTTGAACAGATCAGCTACAGTCACCTCAGTGCCTGCACCACCCAATGAGGCCGAGAAGCCATCAAATAGAGCGATCAAGTCCTGATCCATTTTGGTAGCAATAGCGTTACCCAAAACAGTACCGATTTCAGCAGAGGGGTTGCCAGAGCCGAAAGCCGCCATGTCAGTCAGGAAGGCTTGTACACCAACCTCTTTAATGGTGATGGTAGTTGATGAAGTGCTAACAGTCGTTGAAGACATGTCAGTGCCTTCGGTCAGATCGCCCGCTGCAATCGCAGGGTACTTAGGAACCTGAATGGTCTTGCCTGCAACGTTACCGATGTTGTAAGTAGTGACCAGTCCTGCCATGAGTGACTGTTCTTCTGCCGTGAAACGAGCCTGCGCGATAATATTTGCAAACAGATCGTCTAAAGTTGTGCTAGTAGTAGCCGCCATAATAAAAACCTCAAAAAATTAAATGTGAATAATTACTGTGCCTTCTTAAGAGCCGCGAACGCTTCTTTGCCTCCGCTTTCCCAGTTAGCAACCATATCAGCCACAGATTGAGGCTTCTGCGTAGAGCCGCCTGCCATCCCCTTCGACCCTGCACCGCCAACTGAGGCGCGTACAAAGTGAGGGTTTGCAGTAAGGAAATCCCCAACCAGTTCATCAACCGATAAGAGATCGCCTTTGTCATTATACCTCACACCGCCATCAGAATCTAAAACCTCAACCTGTCCATCTGTTGATAGCTTTAAATTACTTCTTAGCAGTGTTGATACCTGTTCTGGTGATACTGCGTTATTCTTACTTGCTGCGGTTAATAGCGCACCATCGACTAGCGTTTGCTCTAACTTATGCTTGTAAGTCTGTATCTCCATTTCTTTCTTTTCAACTGTTTGCTTAAGAACCTTTTCGAATTCGCCGCGTTCTTTCTGCCGCTCTAATTCGGCTTCCTCACGCTCTTGCATGAGCTTGCGGGCTTCATCAAGGTCTATCCCTTCTAGCCTGCGGTCTAACTTTTTGCGCTCTCGCGCTACACGGTCAGCCACTATCCGGTCAAGTTCATCCTGAGTAAACGTTTTTGCCTGACTTTGCTGGCTCTCGCCTGTAGTTTCAGTCTCTACATCATCAACCATGATTTCATCGCTCATGTAACGAATACCTCTTACGAGTGGGTTTAACGTATATATTTTACCATAGATGTTAAAAATACAACATTTAGTCTAATACGGGTCTAAAATGGTGCCTGCAATTATAACCACCGCGCACAATAAACGGATCACCGGGTGCTTTTCCTTTCCATTCGCCCGACCAAATTTGCGCGATCTCGTCCTCAGTGTAAGTATTGCCGGCGTGCTCAACACAAAACGGGCGGCTGTCTCTCATGATGTTCCCGTAGTATTTCCATTTTGTCGCCCCAGCTTCTTTGCCTATAGCAATATTAATTGAGGCATCAAACTGCATGAGTGAGTCTTGCACCATCTGCCGGGCATACTTTCTCATATTATTACCAACACGGTCAGCCGCGTAAACGGTATGCAATCTATCAATAGCCGCCTGCTGTCTAGCGCCTGTCGAATTACGCGCTATCTCAACTAACCGCTGAACCTCTTCTTCATCGCTTTGCATGTACACGCCGTTAATGGTCTGCCGCAAAGTGGTAATGGTGTCGTTGATGTTCCGGCCTGTGAGGGTGTTCTGGTAAATGCCTGTTGCCATTATATCCAGATACTCGTTAGCCATTGCCTCGAAGCCTTGAAAGCTCAAACGCTGTAAGCTAGTTACCACATCGGGTGAGACATAAGTAAACCGCCCGTAGTTCTGTAGCATATCAAGCGCACGCTGCCCCACTTCTGGGTAGCCTTCTAATATGCTTTGAATCTCGGTTAAAAACTCATCATCTAGCAATTGTCTTAATTCGTTTCGGGCATTTAGAGCCCATTCCAAATCAAACAAAGCGCCATCGGTAGTCGGCGCATTAGTCATTAGCTCGGCTATTCGATTCTCTAAACGCTGCAACGAGTCTGCGAGCCGATCCTGGTGCGAATCCGCTAAACTGTCTAGATAATCATCGTGCCGAGCGTCTGTCATTCAAATTGACCTAACACCTGCCCAGAGCCGTCAATTTCACTATGCGCCCGCGCCAATAACTCATCATCTAGAACGAGGTCGGCAATCTGTTTGTCTATCTCACGGGTAAAGGTAGCAGACCTAACGCCGCTAGCCTTAGCGGTTTGCAAAAACCTAAGCTCTTTGTCGTAGTCTCTTAAATCGAACGAGTCAGGATAGTAAGTTTCAACGTCTGGGGTAATGTCTTGCCACTGGCAAAAAATCGACCACATTTGCTCTTCGGCTATTTCAAGTAACCGGGCTTTTTCATTCAGCTTTGCATTGAGCATTTGAAACTCGGTTTGCATTGCTACGCCCGACTGCGTCATTGCCTCGGTTCCACGCACTGCGCCCATGTGCGACATTCTATTGATCGCCTCGACCTTATCCGTAATAGATGCGCGGATAGCGTCTATGTTCTGACCGCTCGGCTGTAACAGGTAAGGCTTTAGATTGCCGTCAATGTCTTCGGGCATGTTGATAACAGAACCCGCGCCTGCGCTTGCATCAGTCTCGTAAGTCTTAACAAGTGAAGGGTGGTTAGAGATTCTGATTAGCTGTTCTATCTCTGAAAGCTCTTGATATATAGCTTTCTGCATATACGCGATATCAGATAGGTCGCTGATACCTATACCGCGAACAACCGACTGATTTGCGGGCAAGTAAACCGCAGGAATGCGCCCTAATGGGTTTGGCATTTCCTCGATCTTGCTTTCGGTTTCTCCATCCTCAACCCAGTGCTCAATTGTATCTTTGCGCCAGATTCTAAAGTGGCTAACAACTGTTGTAGCGTCCTTCCTATCGACCGATTCCCGAACCTTTAAATAAACCAACTCATAACGGCCAGATGGTATGCGCTCCCACTTCCAATCAAACACGTTCTCTGGGGTGAATAGGGTAATATAAGGTCTAATATCCTGCGCCAGTTCTTCGGCTCGCGTGCCTGCATTGCTAGCGGGTTTATCAATCATCAGCCAGACGTGCCCATAAACGCTTGACCAGACCTGAGCCTGCTTCATAAACGAATTGAGGCTTTGACCTTCTAGGTCAGCATCGTTAATAAACGATAACAAAGCCGGATTGTTAGATAGGCTGTTGTACTGCCGAACGGGCGGCTGCCGCCATAGAAAAGAACTGTAGATGTGAACAATGTTTCTACAGTGGTTATCAATGGGGGTGAGTTGAATGCGCCTTGAGTATTCCTCGGACGACTCATTTAAATACCCTGTGAGGTAACTGCCATTTTGGTAGTCTTCCCCGCCCATATAAGAGCGGATGTAAAACTCCCAACGCTTTTCGTTTTGGTCATAATCTGGATGTTGATAACTTAAGTATCTCATTAGCTCCACCGTGTCGGCTGTTGTACTTCGTACTCTTTCCTAATAGGGAACAAACTTTCAACCATATAGCCTAATGCGTCATTCATGTGGTCATAACCATCATCTTTATTTGGTTGGCTTGTGCCTTCTTTGTAGGTCTGTCGCTCAAGTGAATCTATTACCTGCTTGCACTTTGGATCAACAAACAACCGCCTAACACCTTCACTAGTGTTTAGCCGTGAGTTAACTGCGTTAATTCTATCACGAATTGCGGAATGTGACTTCTTAGCTTTAACCGTAAATCCTGCATTTTGCAATATGGATAAATCTGTTCTTCCACCGCCGCTCGTTTTTCGCTGTCTTGCTGCTGGGTCTGGGTAGATAACAATCTGCCTGTCTGGGTAACGCGTTCTTATTTCATCCACCATCTCGTCAGTATTAGAACCGTAAATAACAATCTCATCAATACAGTGGAGCGTCTGCCCATCCCTAACAGCAACAACCGCGCTCATCGGGTCAATGTTAAAGTCCATCCCAATATGTAGATAGTGGCTGTCGCCCTTATAACGCCTAACGTTATCTTCCCTGCTAAACGAGTAATAGATAATCCCCGAATAATTAACAAAGCGCGCCTCATACTCTTGCTGGTATGTGCGCTCGTCTAAATCCTTTTTAGCCTGCTCAACCTCAGACTCAGGGACATTTCCGCCTTCAACCGTTGTGTACTGAAAGCTCGTCCAGCCCTCATCCCCGTCTGCGCCTTTAGTCCATAGATCGTAAAAGTGGTTTCTACCCTTTGGCGTACCAATGAATAGAGCCGAACCTAATCTATCTGATAGCGATGGTCTTAAAACCTCATACCACGCCTCTTTTCGCATATCCGCAAACTCATCTAGCACGATAAAGTCTAGCGCTCGGCCTCGAAGGTTATCCGGTTTCTCTGCGCCTTTTAGCGATATCACGGAGCCGTTTTTTAAGGTCAAGGTTAAACTGGTCTCGTTGGTCTTAGCTATATATTCACGCGGTATAGCGTTAATGAGCATGTCCCACGCGATTTCTTTTGCCGCTTTATATGTGGGCGCAACATACCAGCAATTCTGCCCCTGGTTCTTTAAGGCCGCCCTCAGTAATTCAAAGGTCGATAAAAAGGTCTTACCAAATCGCCTGCCCGCTACGACAACCCGAAAGCGCGTATCTGTGAAAAAGATATCGTCCTGCGGTTTAGTTAGCTGCATCGGCTCTAACGATTGTTATGGGTGGCAGGTCTTTGATCTCATTCTCTACGTGATCGCGTTGACCTAATATGTTCTTGCCTAACCAGATCAGCATTGAAGTATTGCCTTTCATTGCCACTTCATACTGTTTGCGCCTTAAGGACATTTTGCCGTTTGCCGAAGCCTTTTTATAGTAGTCCGCAAAACCGAACTTGTATTCTTCTTGGCATCGTCTTTGAAGCGTGTCATAAGATACGCCAAGGATGCTGGCTATTTCTTCACCAGTGCAATGAATAGAGCAGAGCTTTTCTGCCATATCCCAATCTATAGGCTTTTTGGGTCTGCCCGTCATTCAGTATAATCCTTAAAGCCTTTCAATGGATAAAAGACCAACGTGTTTCGGTATCCACCTTCTGCTTTTGGCTGTATCGGTGTTACTCCATGCAAGTCTTTCCACGCTGGGTAAACAAGCATCGAGTTATCCGCGCTGTCTATAGTTGCGCCATACGATGGGACAGTAGTGTTGCCGCCCGATGAATCCTTGCGCTTAGCTATTATAACATTGACGCATCCCTGTAGATTAGCCTTGTCTATGTGATAGTCAGCCGCGATATTAAAATTGCTGATAGAACTGGTAAACAAGTCACCGAAACGGTATTTGCTAGGCGTGTTTTCTGCTATCAAATGCTTTTGTATTTCATACTGCTCAGGCATCAGCTCACGCAATATGTTTTCACTTTCCTTGCATAGCATCAGCATCGCCTTTATAAACTTCTGAGCGCTCTTTACAGAATGAACGCTAGAAACGGTGGGATAGGGTCGCCTCATGTGTGGTTTTGGCGCGATGGCTCCAAGGATTGCTGAATACTGAGTGACCAGGTTCTTGCCTTCAGCAATACGCTTCATTTTGTCGGCCTTGCTTCCTTGTGGACCTCGGCTCATTTCACTTTTTGGAACACGCGGTGACCGCAGTTCATAATCAGCAATGTCTGCCAGTTGTGCAGCCTTTTGTGAGTACTTGCCGATATCAGCGATATAGAAACCGATGGGTTTTCCATCCTCGTAGAACATGGAATCCTCTGTGATGTTAGGAGCCAGTTCAGCTACCTTGTCGCCTATCTTAAAGCGATGCTGTACTTGCGCTAAATCAACCCGGTTCATATCACTTGCAATCCCATATCTAGCGCCTTCTGCTTATAATCCAGCCGAACATCAGTGCGCCCATATTGCTCTATCATTTTAGCGTATTCAGGCCAGTCTAAAGCGACCTTCCTAGCCCATTCAGTATCACGCTTGGCTTTGTACATTTCATGGAGGCCACCAGCGTTTGATCCTATTGCTGGCGTGTTATAAAAAATGCGCCCAAAAAATACAAAATTCCTTCGGTTATCTAGGCATTGCATGATGAAGTCAATATCTTCTTTGGTGTCTTGCTTGTAACACCATGAAATCAGTTCAGGCTTCAGCAGGAAGCATCCGTTGACCTTGCCAGTGTTCACCCGGTATGGTTTAGCCTCACTCCATGCAAACTGCCTCTGATTGAACCCACCCAATGCGAATTGACCAGCCTTGAATATCTCATAAGGTTTTATTATCGCTTGAGCATTAGGTAGGTTCTTAGCGCGCTTATTCTTAGCTTCACCGAACGAGTTAACATCATCGTCACATACCAACACATCTTTG